CTCGAAGGCATGCACCACCATGCGGCGGCCGAAGCTCGTCTCCCGTGGGATCCGTTCCCAGGTCCAGAACATGGGGTTGAACACGTTCTGGTCGCCGGGATGCGAGCGGCGGATATGATAGGCCAAGGGCTCGCCGTGCTCGCCCAGCTCGATCCCCTGCCGGCGCCAGTAGGTGTCGATGCCGTTATACGGATTCGACAGCCGGTCCGGATCGATCACCTGCACTGCGGTGGCGTACCTCCCGCCGCGCGGCAGCCACAGGATACCGGCGAGCGCCTCGCCGTCCATCAGCCGGTGCCGGAACGCGAGCGCCAAGATGCCGCCCATGCTCAGCCGCCGGCCAGCATCGCACCAGCAGTCCGGGTCCTCGGCAAAATCCTTCCAAGCGGCTTCGATATCCGACGCTAGGTCCGAGGCAACATCCGGATCGATCTTGAGCGATCGGGCATTCGGCTTCGACGACAGCCGCCAGCCGGCGCCGATCACCGCGTCGACCTGCCGGGTGACCCCCCCTGAGGCCCAGCCGTCGTTGCGAGCGAGATCGTGGATGCGAGCGGCCAGCACCGGACGGTCCGGCGACAGTGCCGTCTGCGCCGACCACAGCGGCGGGCGCCATTGCGCGAGATCGGGATCGGTGACCGAGGCGCCGGCATACCCAGCCGCCAGCATGCGAGCCGTCCCACGCAATGCCGGAAGCTTCACCGGACTGCCGTCAGGCCCGAGCAGGCTTGCCATCAGAAGCTCACCCGTCGCGCGGAGCCGCGGCCCGAAAGACCAAGCTTGCCGCGCAGTTCGGCGATGTAGGCGCGTAGCGTCCCGACATTCTGCGCATTCCATTCCATGCTCTTGTCGCCATGCCGCATGCGCGCCACGCTTCCGTTGACCACGATCGAATGCAGCGCGGTCTCCGCCTCGGCGAGTTGCGCCCGCCAAAAGGAGATTTCCTCGGGTGACGGCATTGCTCATCGCCCCATGTTCAGCCGCGCCATGGCGGCAACGCTCGTGGTCGGCTTGGCAACCGGCATCTCCGGCTCGCGTGGTTTGGCTTCCTGCCGGCGACGCTGCGCCGAGTCGGCAATCCGATGCACCCCGAGCATGTAGGCTGCGGCGTAGGCCATCGCCTCGCAGTCGAGGAAGTGGTTGTCACGCCAGCGCTGAAGCCACAGGTAGCCGCCGGACGGTTTCTTGACGCGCCCCTCCGACACGATCTGACGGCAATAGGCCTCGGTCGTGTCGCTCGGCAGATGCCAGCCGCCCGGCTGATCATCAGGCCAGCGCACGCGCTGATGCACCCAGGACTTGAAGAAGTCGCTGTCCAGGCGAACGAGATCGAGACCATAACGCGCGGCCTTGCCCTTGGGCGTCACGTCGATGCGTTTCACCGACAGCGGCTGGTCGCGATGGTCAAAGCCCTTCACCGCGTAGGCGATGCGCGCATGCCGCCGGCAGAACTCGTAGACCCGGTGTTCGGGCACTTCGTCCTTCTTGCCGGGCCGGAATCCGGAGTCGATGAAGGCGCGGCGAATGATGAGATCGCCCACCGGCCGGTCCAGCACATCGGCGAGATCGGTCCAAACGCCCTGATGTTCGGTTTCGCCCCAAAGCTCGCCCTGTTCGATCAGCCAGCTTTCCTGGCGGACGCCCCAGCCGCGGATCACGTAAACCAACCGGCTCTTCTGGACATCGACCCCCGCGGTGAGAAACAAAACTCCCGCCGGAATCTCGCGCGAGCAATAGGGCAGTTTCAGCCGCGCCACGTCGGCCCATTCCGGCGCGTCGCCGCCGGCGGGCGCCCACAACTCGCCGAACCCGCCGTTGATGACGGTCTGCACTTCCTCCTGGTCGCCGGAATTGAGCGCCTCGACATAGCGGCCGGCGCGCTCGCCGAAACTGACGAATGGCGAGGCCAGGCCCGACACCCAGAAGCTGACCGTTGTGCTCTCAGGCGGATCGCCGATCACGACACCGTCTGCTTCAATCCGCTGCCCCGGCGCGACATAGGCGCCACGGGCGTTCATCTCGAATTTGTGCTTCTCCTCGATGACGCCGCCGCACCGTGCGCATTGCAGATGGGCAAGGCGGCGCGCCTCGATCGGCGTTGCATCCCGCTCGATCCGCTCCTTGCCGCCCTTCGGCGTGATGTCGATCCTGGGGATCACCAGGCACTTGAAGCGTGGGATGAAGTACTCCCCGCAATGCGGACAAGGCCAGGCCCAGTGATAGCGGGTCCCGCGCTGCCATAGCTTCCAGATCGGGCTGTCGAGACTGGCGATGTCGTCCTGATCGACGACCTTCCAGAACTCGAGGCCGGATACTTCGCCCTTCTCGATCTCCACCGTTCCTGACGTCGGTGTCGAGGTTACCCCGAGGGTAAAGTCGGCATGGGTGTCGCCGCGAACTTCGAGCAAGCGAACCGGGTCACCTTCGCCCTTGATGTTCTTCGCCATGCCATCGCGCTCGTCGACGATGGCGAGCCCGGCCGGGTCGGACTTCAACTGATTGGCGGAACCGGCCCAGGCGAGGCGGACCGGCACGCCGGAAACGACCTTGCGGGTCTTCTTGTTCTTCTTCCCGCGCGCCAGCTTGACCGACAGGCTCTTCGATCGATTGAGCGCATCGTCGAAGCGCGGCTCGAACTGGTCGGTAACGAAGTTGCGATCGGGCCCGGCATAGATGATCGGCACCGGGCGCTGATCGAGCCGCGACAGCACCACATCGATGATGCTGTCAGTCTTGCCCATCTGGCCGCCGCACACGAAGGCGACCGTGTTGTAGTTCGGATCGTCGAACGCCCGCATGAACGGAATCATGTAGGGCGTCAGCGCCGGGTCCTTCGGGCCCGGCCGGCCGGACGAGAGCGGATAGACCCGATTCTCCCGCGCCCAGTCGTCAGGCGGCCTCTTCCTCGTCGGCCGCAGGATCATCCTGGCCCGAGCGGAAAGCGTGCCCAAGTTTCCCGATGCGGTCGGCCACTTCGGCAAGCGCCTCATCCACTTCTCGTTGCAAGGCCGCTCGCTGCTCGATGTTGCGGGTGAAGCGCGCTGGGATGGCGTTGACGCGCGCCACCACCGCGCCCGCCACCTCGTCGACCAGCGTCATGGCCTCCACCAGCGGAACGAGCTCACGCTCGGTCTGCGCGACAGCGAGCTCCTCTTTGCGTGCGCGAATTTCTTGCAGCCGGTTGTGAGCGGCCGTCTTGGTCGCGCGCCGAGCCTCGTCCTTGAGGAAGCGGATGTAGCCTTGCACGACATCAACCACGCGATAGCGCCCGCGCTCGGTTTTCGCGATCCAGCCGTCCTTGGTCAGCCGGCGAACCCATTCCGGCGTGACCATCAGCAGCTTGGCAGCAACGTCAACCGCGATAGTCCCGGCGGCCTCGCTGCCAGGGAGCGGCTGCGCCGGCGCTGTTGCTCTTGCACTTCGCGCCATCGTCTCGCGATACCAGCTCTGCAAATCGATGATGAAGGGCGGCTATTGGACCTGACGCGCAGCCTGATACGGCAGCAGACTTGCCAGAGCTCCAACTGGCCTGAAGAGGCGAGATTGGAAATCGACATAGGCAGCCGCGGAACTTTGAACGTCGGCAACCATCTCCTGCATGACGGACAGCGGCGTCGGTAGCGGATTCTCCATAGTTCCGTTGACGGTGTCGTAATCGAAGGTGATCGCCGCCCCGAATTTGCGGGCAAGCCGCTGCATCCGCCTGTTCTGCGGCAGGCAGGAGACTTGCACGTGCTTGATGCCCCGATTGCGCGCGGAAAGCAGGGTGCGTTCGAGCAGCGCGGTTCCTACGCCGTGGCTCTGCCAGGGCTCCTCGATACTGAAGGCCGCCTCTGCCTCGCTCAGGTCGAGCGGCCTCACGATGTGGAGATCAGCCGCACCGCGGAGCACCCCGTCGACGAAAAAGCCGTGCACGACGACATCCGGGCCGCACGCGGTCGCGGCAAAGCTTCGGATGGCTTCGTCGGCGATGCTGCCTGAAAACCGATCGCGGCGGCTGTCCGGGTCGAGCCGGAGCAAATGATCGCGATAGGCGTTTATCTCAATGTCCCACAGCTTTCGGATCACGCCGCCTTCGATATAGACCTGATGCATCAGGGCCTCCGCAAACCTCGTACGCGTTTCCCTGAGCGCGCCCCCCCTCGGACCGGATGATCGTGCATCCGATTTCTCGATTCGCATGTTGCAGCGCAGCATGCATATGCGAGCGTGTTTGCCAATCCGCAAGGTTGTCGCGCTCAGCTTTTGTCGATCATTCGATGATCGGTAGGCCGGCCATAAAGCACTTCCATGATCTGCTTATTTGCTTGGCTCGCCGGCCAAAAAGAGCATGTATGCGATTTGCATCGCCTGCGCTCTGCAGCAGCCCCGTCCGGTTCCGGCCGGCGGGGCTTGGGGTGGTAGGACCGCGATGGTCGCGGCCCTCCTGCTCACGGAGCGCAATCATGCCGCAACTGTCCGATTCCCAGCTCGTCGTTCTGACCGCCGCCTGCCAGCGACCCGATCGCTGCGTCTTCCCCGTCACCGCCAAACTCAAGGGCAATGCCGCGGGCAACGTGCTCAAGAGCCTGCTCAACAAGGGCCTGATCAAGGAGGTGCGCGCCAAGCGCGATGACACCGTCTACCGGCATGACGAGGAGCGTGGTCGCATAACACTCATCGCCACTGACGTCGCATTCGCAGCGCTCGGCATCGATCCACAGGAAGCGCCCGCGGAGGACGAGCCGCAGAACGCGGCCGCACTCGCTGATTCACCGAAAAATCCGAGTAAGCCCAAGTCACGCGCATCGCGCACCGCTTCGCCCCGCACCCGCGACGGCAGCAAGCAGGCGCAACTCATCGCCATGTTGCGACGGGCCAAGGGGGCCACCGTAGATGAGATCGCGGAGGCGCTCTCCTGGCAACTGCACACCATACGTGGCGCGATCGCCGGCGCCCTGAAAAAGAAGCTCGGTTTGGACGTGCAATCCGAAAAGGCCGAAGGGCGCGGGCGCGTTTATCGCATCGTAGGTTGAGGGGGGATCA